ACACACCAAAAACGCCAGCATTTTGTACATTATGGCTATATCCCTGGCTTCGGCTTTTATCATTTCGGGCTTATTCATCTTATTGGAGCTTTTGCTAAGTCAGGCACTTCCATCCTTAGGCAGCTGGTTGATGCAGGATCACTTAGCAACTTGCCAGGTGGCTTTAAGACCCGTGGTTTGCGAGTCAAAGGTGATGACACACCAATAGCCCCAGGTGAATTTAGGGACGTAGATGTCCCATCTGGCACGATGAAAGATAACATTATGCCATTGCCGTACAAAGAGCCAAGCCAGACGTTGATGGCTTTGCTCAATCAGATTGTAGAAGAAGGCAGACGTTTTGCTTCTTCAGGAGATTTAAAAGCCTCTGATATGTCTAGTCAGTCCCCAGTAGGAACGACATTGGCTATTTTGGAGCGAACCTTAAAAGTCATGTCTGCTATTCAGGCTCGTATCCATTACTCGATGAAGCAAGAATTTAAGCTGCTTAAGAAAATTATTGCTGACTACGCACCAGAAGACTATAGCTATGAACCTACTAGCGGTAGTCGTAAAGCTCGTAAATCTGATTATGAGATGGTGAACATTGTTCCAGTATCAGATCCTAACGCAGCAACCATGAGCCAAAAGGTAGTTCAGTATCAAGCTGCCCTACAACTATCACAGACCGCACCACAGCTATATAACCTTCCTTATTTGCACCGCCAAATGTTAGAAGTCATTGGCATTAAGAACCTAGAGAAATTGGTTCCGTTGCCAGAAGACATGAAGCCAACTGACCCAGTAACCGAGAACTTAAATGCTTTAAAGAACAAACCTTTAAAAGCATTCCTAGGACAAGATCACCAAGCCCATATTCAAATCCATATGGCTGCTATTAATGATCCTAAGATTAAACAAGTGATTGGTCAAAACCCACAAGCACCAATGATCATGCAAGCACTCCAAGCGCATATCACTGAGCACGTTGGCATGGAATATATGCGTCAGATGCAACAGCAGATGGGTATTAACATTCCATACTCTGACGATGACTCTGATTTCCATATGACTCCAGATCAGGAAATGCAGATTACTCGTATGGCTGTCCCAGCTGCTCAGACTATTTTGAAACAAAACCAGACTGCAGTGGCTGCACAACAGGCACAACAGGCTGCTCAAGATCCAATCGTGCAGATGCAGATGAAAGAATTGCAGCTTAAAGCGCAAGAGATTGATCTTAAACAGAAGAAACTGGCTATGGATGCAGCCAAAGGCGCTGACCAAATTGAGATTGAGAAGATGCGTATTGCAGCCCAAAAAGAAATCGCTGGTATGCAAATTGGTGCTAAAACAGCTGCCGATAAAGCCAATTTAGAGGCAAAACAACAGCTTGAAGGCATGAAATTAGGCAATCAAATTGGTAGTTCTAAAGCCCAATTGAACCAACAACGCCAGTCAGAGAAGCTAAAAATCTTAGCTGATATGGCAAAAACTCAGGCTCAAAAAGCCCAAACCCCTAAAAAGGAAACTAAATGAAAGAAAAAATACTAGACCATCTTCTCAAACAGATAGATGCGAAAGTGAGGGTGCTAGAAGAGACCCTAGGTATAGGCGAAGCCAAAGACTACGCTGACTACCAAAAACTGTGCGGACAAATAACAGGTCTGTTGTCTGTACGGTTATACATTTCAGACCTTAAAAAGAACTTGGAGAATTTTGATGAGTGAAATACTAATCGGCTCAAACCCCGATGATGTAACACAAGTAACAACCTTGCCTCAAACAGCAGAAGAAAAAGCAAAACAACTACCAGAACCACAAGGATACCGTATGCTTGTGGGTATTCCTGATGCCGAAAAAGAACACGCTGGTGGAATCCTCAAAGCGGATACTACATTGCAAATGGAAGAAGTGCTTTCCACAGTCTTTTTTGTTATCAAAATGGGACCTGATTGCTATAAAGATGAAAAACGCTTCCCAACTGGACCTTGGTGCAAAGAGGGAGACTTTATTCTTGCCAGACCAAACACTGGCACACGCCTAAAGATACATGGTCGTGAGTTCCGATTAATAAATGACGATTCTGTCGAGGCTGTAGTTGAAGATCCTCGTGGAATTACTCGTGTTTAAGGAGAAAAAACATGGCTGAATTTGAAAAACAAGACTTTTCTTTCCTAGAAAGTGAAGATGCAACACCACCAGAAGTAGATATTGAGATTGTTGACGATACTCCTGAAGAAGACCGTGCTCACGCAACGCCTCTTCCTAAAGAAATCGTTGAAGAAATCGACAATGATGACTTAGAAGCCTATTCTAAAGAGGCAAAACAACGCCTTTTGCAAATGAAAAAGCTAATTAACGATGAACGTAGAGCCAAAGAAGCTGTTTTGCGTGAAAACGAAGAAGCTATTCGGGTTGCTAATGCCATTATTCAAGAGAATAAACAGCTCAAAGGTCGACTCTCTCATGGTGAGAAAGCATTTGTATCAACCGCCAAAGAAAAATTGGCTTCTGATTTAGATCAAGCAAGACGTGCATACAAAGAGGCTTATGACTCTGGCGATGCAGAGCGTTTAGTAGAAGCTCAAGAGCGTTTAACTGAGATTAAATTTAGAGCACAAGAGATGGATCGTTATGTTCCGCAATATGACGAAAATGCTTTACAATCTTCTCAAGGTGAGGTACAAATACCTCAACAGCAGAGCCAACCTACACGTCTGGATTCAAAAACCCAAGCGTGGCTTGATAAAAACAAGTGGTATGGCACTGATGATGACATGAGTTTTCTCGCTATGGGCATCCATAAGCGCCTGGAACGTGATGGAGTCCCGACAGGCTCCGATCAATACTGGAACGCTATTGATACAGAGATGAGAAGACGTTTCCCAGAGAAATTTGGGGAAGCAGAAACCAAAAATTCTGCTACAACTCGTAAAAGCACGGTAGTTGCTCCAGCAACGAGGTCTACGTCTTCAAAAAAGATCACATTAAACACCCGTCAAATGGAACTGGCTAAGAAGTTCAAAATTACGCCAGAGCAATATTACAACGAATTAGTTAAAACGGAGTCCCAAAATGGCTAACCAAAATCGTAATCCCCGTGAAATAGAGACAAGACAACAAGAGGTACGACCTATGGCGTGGAAACCTCCTGAGTTGTTACCTGAACCAGACAAGCAAGCAGGTTTTGCTTACCGCTGGGTTAGGGTTTCGATGCTTAACAATGCAGACCCCCGTAATCTGTCATCAAAACTGAGAGAAGGATGGGAACCAGTCCGTGCTGAAGAGCAACCGAAATATGGAATGTTGACCGATCCAGATAGTCGTTTTAAAGACAATATTGAAATCGGTGGTTTACTGTTATGCAAGATTCCTGAGGAATTTGTAAAGGCAAGGATGGATTATGAGGCCAACCAAACCCAAGCAAATGCAGAAGCAGTAGACAATAGTTTTTTAAGGCAAAGCGATGCTCGTATGCCTCTGTTCCAAGAACGGAAGTCTACAGTTTCCTTTGGTAAAGGTTCTTAATATTTAAGGAGAATTAAATGGCTTATCCTACAGTTTCTGCCCCTTACGGGCTAAAGCCAGTTAACCTTATTGGTGGTCGTGTATTTGCTGGTTCTACCCGCACTTTACCGATTGTCAACGGTTATAGTACTAGCTTGTTCAACGGTGACGTTGTTCAGTTAGGCACTGGCGCAAACATCGGTACTGTTGTTGCTTCAACACTTGCATATAACGCCTCTTCTGCTGTTGCTGGCACGATTGGTATTTTTGTTGGTTGCGAATATTCATCTACTGGTGGTCCAATTTACGGTAAAAATCGCTATCAATTCTGGAACGCTTCTACAGCTGCTACAGATGCGACTGCTTATATCGTTGATGATCCTCAAGCTGTTTTCCAAACTGCGGTTGTTGCTAACCCAGCTGGTACTGGTGGTTCTACCACTATCCAGTACATTAACCCAGCTTTCATCGGTTCTAATGCTTATTACATTGGAAACGCTGCTGGTAATACTGGTTCAACAACTACTGGTGACTCACAAGCAGCTGTTGCAGTTTCTGCTTCTGCTACTGTAAGCACACCTATCACTACATCTGCTCCATTCCGTATTGTTGGCGTAGTTCCTGCTTCAGCTGTGACAGTGACAAATAATGCTACATCTTCTAGCACTACTATCACTTTATCTGCTGCTAACAGTGCTATTCAGCCTGGAATGGCTGTATCTGGTCCTGGCATCACTGCTGGTTCCAATACATATGTAACAGCAGTATCTGGAACAACTGTAACTATTAATAACGCAGTAGCTACTGCACAATCAACAGCTGTACAGTTTTCTTTCACTGGCTACCCAGAAGCATTAGTAACTTGGAACTTCGGTTACCATAGCTACTTCAATGCCACTGGTGTTTAATTAAGGAGCATTTAAATGGCTATTTCTCGTGCACAACTACTAAAAGAGTTATTGCCTGGTCTAAACGCATTGTTTGGATTGGAATATGCTCGTTACGGTGAAGAACATAAAGAGATCTATGAAATCGAGACCTCTGAGCGTTCATTCGAAGAAGAAACAAAACTGTCAGGCTTCTCAGCTGCTCCAGTCAAAAACGAAGGCCAAGCCATCGCTTATGACAACGGTCAAGAGGCTTGGACAGCTCGTTACAACCACGAAACTATCGCTTTGGGCTTCAGCTTGACTGAAGAGGCAATCGAAGATAACTTGTATGACTCGTTATCTGGTCGCTATAC